CAGTTGGAAACTTTACAGATGTAACATCCAAAAACATTCCTGCTAACTTTGGACTTGCAGTTTTTGTTATGTCCCTTAATTCTTGTCGATAAGTTTTCCACTCTGTCTTCTTACTATCAGATAAAGGACTATCTGGCATAACTGCCCAATCGCTTTTATCTAAAAGCCTGTTTCTATATTCTCTTAATGCTTTTAATTCTTCACTCATTTAAAATCCTAATAATAAGTTACTGACATTGTACCACTATCAAATGCACCTGCTGATATTGTCCAACCTATTCTATCCAATGTTCCTCCAAGAGTAACTCCACCTACGACACTCATTCCCCCTGCAAAAGCACCATCAACTTGTGCTGACATAATATATTGCCAAATATTTCCTGTTACATTATAGCAAGTACAAATTACTTCGTGTGAAGAAGCAGCCGCCCAACCCCCCATAGAAATAGAAGAAGTATTTGCATTTTGACCATCACTACTGCTATCGTAAACATACCATTGATTTGATTGATAACCACTTGTTGTTAAGCCACCAGATGTACCTAATTGCAATCCGTAGTTTGCATTATTGTCATTGGGCGATAAATTAGACACCCCAACAATAAGCATTTTTGCCGTTGATGGTATACCTGTAATTGTCGTAGTGCTAGTCATATCTACTGAATCTAGTCGTGTTCCTAGACCAGTATCAAAGTCATATCCACCTGCTCGTACTTTAGTTAATGCCACTTCTTACTCCTAGCTTGGTTTAGTTGGGAATGTAACGCTTGACATATCCAATGAACCGTCAGATGCTAACTTTGGTGATGCACCATCTGGTAAGTCACGTAGAGCCTGACGATATGTTTTCCAGTTACTCGCCATAGTAACATCAGAGTTACCCATCCAATCAGTCTCAGCTAAGAGCTTGTCTCTCTCAACTCTGAGAAGTCTCATTGGTTCTGCATTTTCAAGTGCAGTCTTTTTGTCGCATATAGCTTTCCAAGTTGTTCCCCAATCCTTTGGGTCAGAACTTTCAATGGCTGAACCGTTGCTGTCTGCTCCTGTAACTTTACGAAACATAGAAGCAAATTCTGCTTCACTTGTAGGCTCTCCTCTGAGAACCCACTCTTTTACTCCTAAACTTGTTAATGCGTTTGCTATTGTAGTCATTTGTTTTCTCCTTTATTAATTAAATGCATAGCTACTAATATCATTGTTTTATCTCCATTACTCTTAATGTTAGTGCAGTAGGTGTAAAATTATAAAAATAACTTCCACTATTAGTCTTAATATACGACTGATAGTTTATTGCATTAGTTGTATTGTGTGTTGTATCTATAAATTCACAGGCGAGAGTGTGTCCGTAATCTGAATCATCATCACCTCCCATTGCTTGTTCACATACTTGTCCTGAAAGGTCAGCATAACTACCTCCTGTCAATTGACGATAAATATGCACTGTTCCTGTTATTATACCTCCACCATTATAAGTCTGTTCCCCTCCAGTAATATTGATTAGTATTTTACTGTTCGCAAACTTTGGAGTTATAGTAACAATGTGACCAGATGCCGTAAGAGAAGTTGCGGACACAGAAATATTGCTTGTTGTTGTAGTTGATTGCATTTGAATAACATGACCTGCAGGCATAGCCACTGTTCCTGCTGTAGTTTTACCCTGTATTGTGTCTACTGATAGTGTACTCATACAGCAATCTCCTCTACAACTATTCTACCTAAACAGTTTTGTGCATTAAAAGAAACAGTACCACCAGTAACTGATTTAACATACGCTTCATAAGTGATTGTTGAACTTGTAGAGGGCGAATCTAAAAACTGCATAGAGCCATCAAATATAATTCGTGCAGTAGAATAATTTGTGTGTAAGCCGTTGCTTGAAGCATTACCACCTAAACCTGTTTGTGTATCCAATCTTGTACTATCTCTGTAAAGAGTAGCATACATTTGTCTACCACCTGCACTTAAATCAGAAACAAAAGTACAAGTAACAAGCATTTTACTTGTAGAAAATTTTGGTGTTATGTTGACGCTTAATCCACTTGCAGTCATTGAAGTAGCTGTAACGTCAACTCCTCCATATTTAGTACCTTGAACAACTTGCACAACATATTTGGCTACGCCATCTGCTGTCTGTCCTTGTATATTGTCTACTCTTAATGTACTCATTGTTTATCCTATTACGTTGATGAAACCAAAAAACCTTCAAACTTAGTATGGTCAGCCCGTACTGTACCATCCCCTGATACAGTATCCATATATACCCATCCCTCAAAATAATCATTAGCAGCAGCTTGCCACATCAAACCACCCTGTCGTATTTGAAAAGAATTTTGAGTATTATCGTATAAATCTTCATCATGCACTCTAGCAGGTGAACTTATTGACCCATTTTTACCTATGTATAAAACAAATCTGTTTGCATCCACACTAGTTGTTCCAAAATATATAGTTAAACTAAACCAATAATAACCAGAAACAGGAGCTTCATATCTATAATTAGAAGTATCAAAGGAACTACTTGTATCAAAAGAAACAGTATTGAAATTTATTTTTGTGTTAGAGTTATCACTAAAAGTTTGATTAGCACTCAAAGTAGCTTGAAAAGCTGGTTTTTTTGGTAACGCTAATCCACTACTGTTTATAGTCATAGCCGTAGTGCCATTTGTATGCTTTATATTCTGTACTAAAAGGTTACTCATATGATTGCTAGATTACCTCCAGAGTTTACTGTGATAGTTATGCCAGAAGATACTGTCAAAGGCCCAGTTGCTGTTGCATTCTCTGTTGCTTCTATGGTTGTATCCACATCTACAGTTTGTGAGTTAACTCTAAACATACCACCATTTTTAAAGTTGCCTTTGTTCTGTGTGGGTATCGTAATACTTGTATCCGTTGCACCAAGATAAATAACAAAGATATTACCTGTGCCAGTTGATGGGGCTTCTGTAAACGTAAGGTTTGTGCCATTTGGCACTGTAAATGCGTCTACGCTCTCCTGTATTACACCGTCAACGCTTACTACGATGTCCTCTTGAGCAACAGTCTGGTTTAACGTAAAGACCGTTGTAGAATTATCTCCGTTGAACTCCTGAGTTGCAGGTCTTGATGAAAAACTAGAACCGACTTGGCTTCCTACATAAGGCATTATGTTTGCTCCATTATTCCAATGATTGTGTCAAGGCTATTTGCTGTGTTAGAAGATACTTGCAAACTATGACCTGCTTGCATGATGGTTTTATTACCTGCCATAAATTCAAAGGCACTTTGAGCAGGTATGGGTATGTTAAACCCAAGATGCCCTGTCTCATCACCCACTAATCTTATTTTAGCATTAATCTGGCTTGATGTAATATTACAAAGATTGATGCTTAGTACAACTGTGGTGGTGCTTGCAGGACAAGTATACACAGTGGCAAAAGCATTTGCTGATGTGTTGCTACCATCCTTTATTTTGTTTTTAAATGTATTAGGCATATTGTTATCCTACATCATCTAATAACGCACAAACTAAAACCTCTGCTGTGGATGCTGATGATATTGCGTGTATATCAGCAACTGTTGTATTTGGTAATCTTGCACAAAAGAACTCATTTGGGCCTATCGTAATCCCATCACCTACTGAAGATGACGCTGTGCCTGCATCTAACACTATGAAAATACTTCTACTGTTTGTATCAATATTCTTGATGAATAGGAAGTTTACTTTATCACCTGTCGCTACGGCTGTCGGTGCTGTGTCGTCATCCACGGCTGTGTAATCTGTGTAGTTACCTGCTATCAAATCTGTACTAGAGTTTGATACACTTGTTTTCTTAAAATACCATTTATCGTTTGCATCAGAGGGCGATACCGTCATAGTAGCCGAAAGCGTTTTGGCTATCTCATCAGGAAGAACCGTTGCCTGTATGCTTGCTATTGCGTCATTTGCCATGTGTTTTCTCCTTTATCCTAACGCTATGCTTAATGCAATAATATCGTCTGTTGTGGCTGCCCCTATGTCAGTTGCAAGCTCAGAGGCACTTCTACCTTCAATGCTTGTTCCGTCAACTCTAAGAAAATCATTATCTACGATATTTGCATTTGCAACCAAAACATTTCCATTTGATATTCCTGTTGATAGCGTTGCTGTTGTTGTAATCGTTGTACCATTTAGTGTCATGGCATCAGCTTCAAGCGTTCCGTCTACATCTACGTCACCAGATATGTCTAGTGATCCTGCCTGCAACGCTCCGTCTGTAACTGTTAAGTTTCCTGTAGATGCTCCAGTGGCTGTTGTTGTTCCTACTACAAATGTATCAGAACTCTCATCCCACATTATTATGGCATTATCGCCAGTAGACCCTCTTTCAATAACTATACCACAGTCGTTAGAGTTTGAGGTTGCTCCACTGTTTAGCTCTAACAAACTGTCCTTAATAGTTGTATTTGTAGTATCCACAGTTGTGGTTGTGCCGTTTACTGTAAGATTTCCTGAAAAGGTTGCGTTTGCACCACTAAAGGTTACGGCTGTTGTAGGTGTTGATCCTGACTTTATAACAAGCTCACCACTGCTATTTGTTAAACTACCAAATGTCGTGCCATCATCTTTTAGCGTTACATCGGCTCCACCTGCATCTAGGTTTATATCTCCTGCTGAGTCTAACGTAATCGTTGACCC